GGTAATCCACCTATTCTGTTAGAGTTCCAAACACCTGACTTGTTCTTCCGTAATGGTCAAACAACATTATCAGGTCGCTCACACTACTTTACAATGTTAGGCACAGAGTTTCAGTTTGCACCTACTCAAGACACAAATTACACAATTCAGATTTTATACTATGCTCAACCTACATTTATTTCTACTACAACAGCAAGTAATTTGTATTTAGCATACTACCCAGACGCTTTACTTTACGCAACATTAGCAGAGGCAGAACCTTATCTTATGAATGACCCAAGAGTAGCAACATGGTCATCATTATACGATAGAGCCATTGCTAATATCAAAACAAGTGACTTAGGTCAAACATACGCATATACAACATTAAACGTAACACCACGATAAGGATAATATTATGGCAGAAATGAGTAACTTTTTAGAGAATGCACTTATTAATGCAACTCTACGCAATACAACATACACATCTGTAGCAACAGTTTACGTATCACTATGGACTTCAGACCCTACAGACGCAGGTAGTGGTACAGAAGTATCCGGTGGTTCTTACGCTAGAACAGCAGTTACATTTGGCGCACCTTCTAACGGTGTAACTACTAACTCTGCTGACGTAACATTCCCAACTTGTACAGCAGCATGGGGAACAGTAGGTTGGATTGGTATTAATGATGCTTTAACAACAGGCAACTTACTTTACCATTCACCTTTAGATACATCTAAAACAATTGACTCTGGTGACATCTTTAAGATTTCAACAGGCAACCTTTCAGTTACTTTAGCTTAAGGATAAACCATGGCGTTAGTCGTCAAGGATAGAGTCCAAGAGACTTCTACTACTACAGGCACAGGCACGTTTACGCTTGCTGGTGCAGTATCTGGCTTCCAGTCATTCTCTGCAATAGGTGATGGTAATACTACTTACTACGCTATTGTATTAGGTTCAGAATGGGAAGTAGGTCTAGGCACTTACACATCTTCAGGCACTACTTTATCTCGTGATACTATATTAGAGTCTAGCAATGGTGGAACAGCAGTCAACTTTAGTGCAGGTACAAAGAATGTATTTGTAACTTATCCTGCTGAAGAATCTGTTTACCAAGACGCAACTGGCACAGCTTATGCACCACAGTTTGCTGCATCTAACGGTATTAACCTTAATGACGGTGGCATAGATACATCTTATACATTTCCTACAGGATATAACGGAATATCAGCAGGTGATGTTACAGTAGCTAATGGTGTCACAATTACAGTACCAAGTGGTGCTAGATGGGTAATCGTATAATGTCAAGTATAATTCGTGCAACCACATCAAGTGGATTACAAGTAGCTCCAGATAATAGCGGAAGCCTACAACTACAAACTAACGGAACTACCACAGCAGTCACTATAGATACATCACAGAATGTAGGGATTGGTACTACAAGCCCTAGCCAAAAATTACAAGTTTCTGATGGTGGAGATACTGGAGATGTTAGAATACAACTTGGTAATACTAGGAAATTAGAATTAATTAGAAATTCTACTTTTGACAATTGGATAAGAAGTTCATCTACTGGTGCAGATTTTTATATTGACCAAAATGCAAATGCTAATTTGATTATGAGAACTAACGCTACAGAACGTATGCGTATAGACTCTAATGGTAATGTAGGTATTGGTGCTACTACATTACCTAATCCTGGCACACCTAGTGAAAGAACTCTTACAGTTTCTGCAACTATGTACCCACAAATATTTACTATTGCCACTACTGCCACAGCAAATAATACAACTTATAGAACTATATCTAGAGATACTGGTGTATATCAAATACAACTAATAAATGATGCAGCAACAACAGAACAAACTGCTTATGAAATATCTAGAAGTGCAAATTCTGTAAGCTATCAAAGATGGTATGGCGGAACTACAGAGGCTATGCGTATAGACTCTGGTGGTAACTTACTATTCAACTCTGGATATGGTTCAGTAGCTACAGCATACGGATGTCGTGCTTGGATAAACTTTAGTGGACAAGGAACACCAACTATTCGTGCTAGTGGTAATGTGTCAAGCATTACTGACAATGGCACAGGAAACTATACTATAAATTTTACGACAGCAATGCCTGATACGAATTATAATATTACTGGATTTGGCAGGAGAGATACTGCTAATTTTGCTGCAATTGTTTTAACTGCTGGTTCTACTGATGCAAAAACAACATCAACATGTCAAGTAAGAACTGGATTTGCAACTACTACCGCTGTAGACCTGCCAGAAGTTGGAATATCATTTTTCAGATAAGGAAATAAAATGACACAACGTATTATTTATTCAACAGACGAAGGTGTATCTATCATAATTCCTTCACCTGAAGCTCTTGAAACTATGACAATTGAAGAAATTGCTGCTAAAGACGTACCACAAGGTAAAAAATATCACATTGTAGACGTATCTGAAATACCAACAGACAGAACATTTAGGAACGCATGGACATGGCAATAATTATTGACATTAATAAAGCTAAGGACATTACTAAAGACAGACTTCGTACTGAACGTAAACCTTTACTAGAATTTCAAGACGTAGCATTTCAACGTGCTTTAGAAACAGGTGCAGATACATCTGCTATCGTTGCAGAAAAACAAAGACTTCGTGATATTACTAAACTTGTTGATGTAGCAAATACAGTAGAAGAGTTAAAAGTATTGGAGGCTAAATAATGTCAAAATTAGTCTTAAGCGGAGATACATCAGGTTCAGTTACACTAGATGCTCCAGCAGTATCAGGCACAACTGTACTTACTTTGCCCACCTCAACAGGAACTGTTGTTACTACAACATCAAATCCTACATTTACTGGAACAGTAAAAGGACAGCAAAACGGTTTAATAATTCCATATCAATATTACAGATTAAATTCTACTGTAGCAGGTGCTAATGCTACAGGCGCACAATCAGCTTTAGGTGTTGGAGTTACTTTAGAGGCTTCAACACAATACGAATTTGAAGGGTCGTTTATTCTTCAAAAAACTTCTGGCACTACATCTCATACAGTTGGATTTAATTTTGGTGGAACTGCAACACTTAATAATATTCAATATGTAGGTTTAGCAGGTTATTCCTCTACATTACAACCTGCAGATGTTAATGCAATGGGAAGTTCTTATTTCTTTATAACAAATTCAGCATCAAATATAAATGCTACAGCTGGTTCATTAACAACAGCTAATAATTTATTTGTCATTAGTGTAAAAGGAACAATATCAATTAATGCTGGTGGAACTTTAATACCTCAATATCAATTATCAGCAGCTCCAGGTGGAGCATATACAACACAAATTGGTTCTTATTTTAAAATTGCACCATTGGCTGCTTCAGGCAGTAATGTAAATATAGGAACATGGGGATAATATGTCAGTAACTATATCAGGAACAAATGGAGTCACATTCCCAGACAGTAGTCTACAAGCTGCTGCAGCATCACCTTATGTGCTAAAGAACCGTATTATAAATGGTGATATGAGGATTGACCAGAGAAATGCTGGTGCTAGTGTGACTGTTTCAAATGGCACAATAACCTATATAACAGACAGATGGAATATTTACGAAGATACATCAGGTGCTATTAGCGCACAACAAAGCACAACAACTCCTGCTGGATTTACAAATTCATTTTTAACTACTGTAACTAGTGCTGGAACTGCAACTTCTGGACAGTTATGCAGATTACAACAAAGAATTGAAGGATTTAATGTTGCGGATTTAGGGTTTGGAACTGCAAATGCACAATCTATTACAATATCATTTTGGGTAAGGTCTAGTTTAACTGGTACTTACTGTGTAAACGTAAGAAATAGTGCAGTAGATAGAAGTTATGTTGCAACATATACAATTTCATCAGCTAATACTTTTGAATATAAAACTATTACTATTGCTGGTGATACAAGTGGAACTTGGCTAACTAATAATGGCGCAGGTCTAATTGTTAGTTGGGATTTAGGTTCAGGTTCAAGTGCAAACACTACTGCTGGCTCATGGGTTGCTCAAAACAAAGAAAACACATCAGCTCAAGCAAATTGGATAGGAACATCAGGAGCTACCTTCTACATCACAGGTGTCCAACTAGAACAAAACACAACAGCAACACCATTTGAACGCAGACTTTATAATCAGGAATTGGCTAATTGTCAGAGGTATTATGAACAAATTAATGGAAGTGGAAATGCTTCTGCGTTTGGTAGTGGAACAGCTTTTAGCACAACAGCTGCAAGAATATTTATACCATTTGCAATTTTAAAAAGAACTTCACCAACATTAACATTTTCTTCAGCTTCTAATTTTTTAACTCAATTTGGTGGTGGAACATCAACTCCATCTGCAATAGCTAG